TCCACGATGCTAAAGCATCTGTGGTAGTTCACTAAAACAACGGTTGATGGTTCAAAAGTTAGTGGTACCGTACCAGCAGCGACCAAAGCTGCTCAGGACGGTAATGGTAAGGTGATTGCTGACACATATGCAACAAATGATTCTGTCAATGCGGTAATCAGTCTTTTGCGCTCCTGAATTGAAGCGTTAGAAAAGACTGTTGGTGCAGGAACAATCTAACAACATTTGACTAACATTCTTTTTGCCACCCTTAAGTAATAACAATATTATACGCCAAAGTGTGTAGTTTGATCAATGCCTCGCAGCACATATCAATCGATTCTTCACAACAGCACCCCGTACGAATTAAAAACTTTATCCAAACAAGGACAAGGATGGTTTCGTCAACAGATTCGTGACATTAAAAAGAACCGTTTTAACAAGTACCAGTTTATTATCAATGGTCATCAAGATACCGTTCGCCGTCTTGAAGTGGGCAAACTATACTTCTTTGAGTATGTTGCCAAATATAGTGGAATGGGAAGTGATATCCCCACAAGTCAACAATTACCTGTATGGGACCGTTATCCTCTTGTGCTGCCTTTTACAACTGCCCCTAATGGCTTTATTGGTATCAATTTACACTATCTACCAATTCGTGCACGTGCATGGCTGCTTGATAAGTTGTTAGGAACCGCTAACATCCCTGCAAACAAATTGCGAATTAATTGGCAAATTCTTTCGAGCTTGAGTCGTATTGATATTGGCCAATATGCAACTCACCGTTATCTGTTGAACCACATCACAAGTCCATTTCGTTTAGTTCGAATTGATGACTATGCAAACGCAATTATGTTACCATTTGCTGGGTGGTATGGTAAGGATCGTCGTTTGGTTAACCGATTCCGTAACATTGGGTGAAGATAATGAAGATTCCATTTATTAAAGATCTCAATCCTGCGGTTACTAACATAAAAGATTTATTTGGCGTTGACGTCAATCCATATAATCTGATTAATCGCCAAGGGGTACATCATAGTTGTTATTATGATATCATTATTCCAGTTCCAGAAATGGTTGTTAAGATGCTACATGCAAAGCATAACACAAAGATTTCAGGTTCTGCTCTTGCTGAGAGGTTAAACCATTTTTGTGTGGAAGCTGTAACTGCTCCTGGAACAATTTTAAGCACCTCTATTCGTGTTGGCGGTGAGGCAATTGAAATTCCATACGATCGTCAATATGACTCATTCCAGACCACATTCTACGTTGAAGGTGGCTATGAAGACAATGGTGGAATGACATATAATGTGTTTCAGGCATGGTTAGATACCATATATCCACCAATCACACGTAACTTTGCGTACCCGGACGAATATACAACAACAGTCAAACTCGCACTGTATACAACGCCAGATGCCAACCCTTTATTTGGCAAAGAACATATTGTGATAGTGAATTATATGGAATGCTGGCCAGCATCAATTCAGAGCATCACTGCAACTGGTCGTAGCGGTTCAACCCCAACCGAGTTTACGGTGACATGGAAGTATCGATATTGTATTACAGGACCCCTTGATCAAGATCAAAGTGCACTGAATTCTATTGCAGATTTAGTTAAGAATGGATTCCGAGTATATCGAAGCGCTAATAATTGGTATAAAGATGCAAAGAAAACATATAGTTCATTGAAAGATGCTTGGAAATCTATTAAGGATTGGTTTTAATTAATATGAACACAAAAACACAACGAAGTCTCAATGAGGTTTTTAATGTAGACCCTATTCCAGATGACGCATTAGAACCAAAAAAACGTGAAATTATTCCTGTAGAAGATGTTCCCAATGATCAAGTAGTTCCTTTTGATGATAGCCAAAAAGAACTTGAAGATCAACAGATTAAACAAGACGTTAGTGATGATTATGACATTGCTCGCGACAACCTAAAACGAATGATTGATCGTGGAGACCAGCTACTTGATCTTGCAATTCAACTTGCACACGGAACTGAGGATTTCAAAACAATTGACAGTGCTTCAAAATTGATTGGCCAAATGGCTGATTTGAATACGCGTTTGCTTGATCTTACATCAAAGAAACAAGATGTGATTGTTAAAACTCGCCCAAAGCAAAACAAGTTTGCAGGACCTGTTGATGGCGACTCATCTGTTATCGGATCAGTGACGAATAATACAATGTTCGTGGGAAGTCCAACTGACCTGCTTAATATGCTTAAGCAGCAAGCGAACAACGATAACATTATTACAGTACCAGATACAAAGGAACACAATGCTTAAACCATTACCAGCCAATACAAGTTATACAGTACACGAAATTTTAATTCCTAGCATGGGTAAAAAGTTGCGCTTTCGTCCATTCCTTGTCAAGGAAAATAAAGCGTTGATGATTGCTCAAGCAAGTAATGATCAACTCGTGATGTTGAACACTCTGAAGTCAATTGTTGCTAGTTGTTGCGTTGAACAGCAGCCATTAGATGTTGATCAATTAGCAACTTTTGATTTTGAGTATCTCTTGATTCGTCTTCGTAGCATTAGTGTTGATAATAACGTCACATTGAATGTTGTTTGTGAGGATCCTCATAATGGGATGCCAGAACAATCACGTACGTCACAAGTGTTGCTGAACCTTGATAATATTGAAGTAATTGGACTTGAAAAATACAAAACCAAAATTCGCCTCAGTGACGATCTCTTTGTTTTGATGAAAAAACCAACAATGGAGATGCTTGAAGAGCAGGAAGAGGTTACTGATTATGAAAGCAATATTCATCACGTGATGAAACAAATTGATAAGATTTGTACCGATGATGAAGTATATGATGTTAGTGAATACACAGAACAACAATTGCTTGATTGGATTGATGGTTTGACTGACACGCAATTACAAAATATGCTTGAATATTTTAACACGATTCCGTATTGTCGAATCAAGGTTGAATGGACATGTCCTGTCTGTGGAAAGCGAAACGTTCGCTACATTGAAGGAGTTTCCTCTTTTTTCTAATTTTTCTCTCAGATGAGACAGTGGAAAATTATTACAAAACCAATTTTACACTGATGCAATATTACAATTGGTCACTACGAGATGTAGAGGAAATGTATCCATTTGAGAGAGCGATTTATATTGCAATGATTAACAATTATCAGCAAGAACAAGAAGAAAAAGCAAGAAAACAAAACAATCATTTTTAACATCTAACAAAAATGGCAAACACCTTAAACAATGAACAAGGGGTCGTTAATGCGATCCACAAACTAGTTGAACAACAACGTGCTCAACGCAAGCAGACGGAACGATTTCAGCAGGCCCTTCGCTCATCGTTTACGGACACAATGCGCGAATCGATGCAAAAATTGCTGGAGGATCGCGCTTTTAATGAAGATGCTCGTTATCAGAAGCAGCGTGATATTATACGTGCATTCGCCGAAAAAGAACAAAAGGCCCAAAATCGAATCGACAAAATGAAGGATCGAGATGGGTTCAACAATGTCGGCTTAATGGACGTATTAAATCCTAAAAAATGGCGAGAAGCAGCAGACCAGTTTCGAAGTGAGCATAATGATTCAATTGCAGGAAAGTTGATGCGTAGCTACCGCGCTAAAACGGGAGCGCTGTCGATCGACAGCAAAGTTGCGTTAAAAGCCCATAAAGCAGCTGCATATGGTGAACTGGAAGATGCAATTCGCGATTCGCTATCGGTTCTAAAACCAGAACTCGAAAAAGAAAAAGAAAAAGAAAAAGAAAAAAGCGATGATGCCAATAATGGCAACAATGACAACACCGTCAACCAGGAACTCAAAGAACAAAAACAGCTTACAGTTGAACAAACAACAACATTAACTGAGATCTCCCAGGTTTTGAAACAAGGGCTGACAACACAACAACAAATCACGGAAAAGATTGCGGACGATGTCGCTTCGATTAACAAGCAAATTGTTAACTTTCTTCAACCAGCAGCAGGAAAGAACCAACAATATTCAGTTGAAGAACGAGTAGAAACTCAACAAGTTGAGCGCACCAAAGTCGATTTGATTAAGACAATGTCTGACGATATTCACACTTTGTTGACTATTACAGCAAATGGATCGAAAGATGGTGAAAAGAAAGGTGGTGGTCTTTTGTCTGGTGTTATGGGAGCTTTGGGTAAGGGATTTTCATTTTTACCAAAATTGATTGGCATGGGTATGATTGGTTTGTTAACTGCAGCTCTGACTGATCTCAAAAAGATGAAAATTGCGGTTGATATTGCAGCGAAAGCGATCCCAATTTTGCTGACAATGATCAAACCAATTGGTGAAGCTGTCGCCGAAGCTGTCAAAAAAGTTTTATCCAAGATTCCAGGTTTCGATGATCTGTTTGAGCACAAGCCGGATGTTAAAGTCAAAACAAAGATTGGTGATAAACCTGACCCCAAAACAGATCCAAAGAAGGCGCCAGGAGAAATAACGACTGACAAAAATAAAAAAGTTGAAACTCCAGCCAATAAAAACACTATTGGCAAATCAGAGACGGATGCTAACAAATTAAAGCCTAAAGAGCCTGATCCTGCAAAGGCGCTTGAAGCTGAAAATCGTGCGACAATCGCAGCTAAAGGCGCCAAAAAGGAATTGATTCCAGATGCAACACATGCTCTCAAATTAGCTAAGCCTCTAGCTAAATTAACTGGAGGATTATCTATATTTGCTGAGGCAGGCAGTGCATTATGGACAGGCAAAGAACGCTTTGATGAGATTGAGGCACTTGCGGCTAAAGAAGGTTGGACTGAAAAACAGCTTGAAGAAGCTAAAGCCAAAATAGTGGGAGAAACTGCTTCTGATGCAGCAATTGGGGCTGGTGGTGCTGCCACAGGTGCTGTTATTGGTAGTTTTATTGGGGCCTTAGGTGGCCCCGTAGGGGTTGCTCTTGGGTCATGGCTTGGCGGCGCTGTTGGTGGAATGATCGCCGAAAAGGTCAAAGATACTGATGCGGGTAAAGAATTAACCCAATCGGCAGGCGGTACGGTTCAAAAACTTTGGAATTGGTTTGACGGAGATGATAATATCACCCCCGTCAAACAAGATCAACAGGGAAATCGAATGCAATCCAAGGCTAGTCAACAAGAGAAGTCAGGTCAGACTGTTGTCAATGTTAATACTCAGAACAACAATAACAATACAGCTGTCAACAGTGGTGGAGCACATCAACCACCGATCTCAGCAACCGACGATCTAGATGGCGTTCGACGTTATGCATACTCGGGGAACTTTATAGGTACCGATTAAAACAAAAACCTCGGAAAGGAACAACCCTTCCGAGGTTTACTTTTTGGAAACATGTTTCCTATTTTTGCAATTCGGCCACACATTTCTTCAACGCCTTATGAATTAGATCTGCAATTGTTTTAGGATCATCAAATCCCTGGACCTTCATCTGCACAAGAGGGCCCTTTCGAACGTTAGTTGCGAATTCGCAACTAAACGTATCATCTATAATTGACACTTCTCCTTTGATATATTGCAGCTCCCCAACCCGACAATTGACAGTTGTAAGAAACGTAGTGAGACGAATTGCGTTATCATGTTGAATTCCATCAACGAAAACACTAAAAGGTGAATAATCTTTCTTACCAATTAGCGTCTTGATTTTAGCTAATTTTGACATCGAACAACCCTTCATCTCATAGAAAACCCCCATAAACTGGGGGTGTTTCTGTATTTAATAACAATACTATACAAACATATTGCTCAAAAGGCAACAGTAATGATGTTAAAAAGCGAAAAAGTCTTCAAGGTAGCTCTCTTGCTTCGTCTTCCATTCTAGTGGTGCGATCATCTTTTCAATCATCGCTAGGAACGTCTTCTCAAACATCATTTCGCGATCAATGTAATCATGTACATTAAACTCTACTGGTAACGTTTCTTGAAAAGCGACACACTTTTCGTGAATTGGGTTGGGCAATCGAAGATAGATGAACTTGATTTTATCGCCATCTTCGATTGGCTTACGAACCTCATCCAATCCCTTCTTCTTTAGAAGATCGTTATAAACCAAAGCTCCTCGAACATGTGCAGGGGTGCCTTTAATGTAAAGCTGTGATTCAGGAAAATCAAGTTTATCTTTCAACTTTTCCTTCTCTACTAGATTACCCTCATTCTCATACATCTTCTGAACGTTTTCTTTGAGGTAAGTTGAGATATTCGTCACCCCTCGTGGAAAAGCAATCTGTTCAGCAGTAAATTCATCATATTTGCTTCGCACGTTTTTGATGTACTCCTGCATCTGTTTTTCATTACCTTTCAGAAGGATTGGAATACTTTCACGCAATGCATCTTGAATAACTTCTGGAGTTGAGCTTTTAACCAACTGAAGACCCATGATCTTCAGATAACCAATCCCTCCATTAACTTCATTGCCTTCCTGATCATACATCTCATATTGTACACCCTCACTGTTGTACACATTCATTACATACGATTTCGCAGCCACACTAACCATTTGGTCAATGATATTCTCTCGCTTCATCTTAAAGCGATGTTCATATGCGTTCATGTAATCGCCAAGCTCGTCATAACTTTTCTCAATATAAGGATGAAGAACCTTTTCACCAAGTTGATTGAGAAAGTCTAGCTTTTGCTTACGATTGATGTTCTTTGGACAATATTTGTCAACAATATCTTTCAGATCAAGAACAACCGAGTCAGTATCAATCAATACGACACGATCCTTGGGGATCCCAGTTTTAGCGTCAAGAAACTCATTTAACTTACGCTCAATCCACTTAATTGCTTGCTGACCTGACGTCGTTACACTACTAGCAAGACTGAGATTAAAATAACGAAAGCTTGTGTTACCAAGAGCACCATAAAGAGACCGTTGTGTTGATGATGGCACGTAACACCACCACGGAGTCTATTACGACTCTCCCTTTGGTTTCCCAAAGGCGCAGACTATATCTTCAACCGTTGAAGGTTGGTGACCACTGTCCTCACGATTTCGAGGCTACCTAGTCGTTGAACGTTCCTTTATTCAAGGCTTCGCTGCTGATCGTCGATTATTATAGAACTTAGGATTTAACCTTATTCCATCTCAACTATTCTTTCTACTTTCGTCACCATCACGCCTGATTTTATTTCATCTCTACGTTGTGGTTAGTTGAGCTATTACGACTTTCCAGCAATTCGATCACTATTTTTTCATACCAATTACTTGATACGTGAACTATCTATTAATTCAAACAAATTTTTAATGCCATTTGCTTACTATTCAACATTGCAGCTTTTTGAGCATATTCCTTTTCGAGCTGCAACAGTTGCTCGGTACTCATTGACTTAAAATCTAAAGAATCCACTTTTTCAGCCATTTCCAATAATCTCCATTTTCTTTAGCCAATTCACTAGTATCAATACGCACAATATTATACCCCTTAGCCAAAGCATCATCAACATGCTGTTGATCCTTATCTTTTTGAAACAAAGCGTACAACTTTTCATAACGCTTGTGATACTTCTTGCATCGTTTGACAAGATCATCGAGATCACCCTTACGTGCAAGGTTGTCAATATACTCATGATCAAATCTCGTGATGTCGCTGTTATGAAGAGCGTCAGCGCATTTGACAACACGTCCAACTGGATGCTCACTTACACGCTTGAAATATTCACTATACTTCTCACCTTCCTGTCGAGTCAACACATTAATAGCATCAATGATTGGCTTTGCACAATTAATCGTTGAGCTATCAGCTCCCCAAAGGCACTCAATCATATCAAACACAGCATCGATCTCATCTACATCACAATCTTCGACAACATCATGGCAAAGGCCGACAATGTAGCAAATGTCTGCAAACTCAAGGCCTCGACTGTATTCAAGTGCAAAACGATAAGCGTTATGAGCAACAAAAGCTAGATGATTGATGTAGGGAGAACCAGCTTTGTCTTTACGCTTACGAAAAATAAAATCAATCAACGAATACAGTCGATTGATGTCTTTCTGATCAAAAGTAGTGGGGTAATAGTTTTCCATTGGGTGACAGCTTTTCATTGTTGAACAACCTCCGCATTAATAGCTCAGCATCTCATCATCACTACAATCACAATCATCAATCCCTTCAATATAATCGGCCATAGTACACCTCTTCAAAATTGTTAGCATATGCATTGTACCACTATTTCGATTAAAGTGCAACGCATAACTAAACACAAGGCTCTTAATCTAGTTTAAGATGGAAATTACAAACACAATCATCAAAGTTTTTCCTAATGCTCCGATTGACGCATTAGAGAAGACGTTTCAACATTTTAATATCACAACACGTCAACAGCAAGCTGCTTTTGTCGCTCAGGTGGGTCATGAAAGTGCTGGTTTCACACGAACAGTTGAAAATCTCAACTATAGCGCTCTTGGTTTGAAAAACACATGGCCAAATCGTTTCAAAAATAAGGCGACAGGGGAACCAAACGAAAAAGCCAATATGATCGCTCGTAACCCACAAGCGATTGCTAATGAGGTTTACAATGGTCGAATGGGCAACGTTCCTGGATCCAATGATGGTTGGACGTATCGTGGTCGTGGGTACCTACAAATCACTGGTCGTGACAACTATAAAATGGTTGGTCAGGTGATGACAGATAAGGGGATGATCAACGACCCAAACGCGTTCGTTGAAAACCCTGCGATCCTTGAACAACCTTTGTATGCAGCACTAAGTGCAGGAGCATTTTGGGAGAGGAACGGCTTGAATCGTTATGCGACCGATATTGAAACGTTGACAAAGCGAATCAATGGTGGCTTGATTGGTCTTGATGATCGTAAAGCCAAATACACTGCTTTGCTTGGTTAAAAAAGAAGGGAGCAATATTGCTCCCTTTACAAAAACTTAAGCACGAAGCCACAGATACTTTAGCATCGTGGTAGTTCACTTCTTGCTTTGATATGCTTGTTCAGCAAGCGTGAAAATATCTTCACCACTGATATGGGTGAACTCGCCCATGTTCATATCATTAACAACAAGCATCACGCGCTCAACGAAAATAGGTTCAGAGCTCTTTGTCTTGATAATTTCAACCACCGACGTCACATCATAATCTTGATTGTTCTTTTCAGGTGGGCGCTTGATTCCCTTAAACTGATATGCAATTTGCTCTTCATCTTCAATTCTTTCAATATTTTCTACATTGAAAGGGTTGCGTGCCTCTTCTTTAGCAGTTTGAAGCTCAGTTTCGATCATAAGTGCAAGTGTCGCAATCAAATCAGGGAAATCTGTAGGGGTCTTTTCTTTCACAATAGTTTCACTCATAGTTGTTCAATCTGTTTTTCAATATCAGTAAGATGATACCAAATCGTATACTTGATATCAAGGTCAAGGTAATCTAGATGAGACAAATGCTCAATAATTTCATCTCCATCTTTTTTAAGATGATACAGCTGATTGTTCTGACGATACGTTCCAATATTGATCGAGGCGTGATCATCCTCGATCCCGCACACATCCCACAAATTAGGGTACCGATCAATAATAGGGAACCAGTAATTGCTGATCCACACCATATGATCACCGCTCTCTGCATCGCGAGGATCGATATCCTGGTCGATTAAATCATCAGCTGTGATAGGTCGCTTCAGACGAACAGTTATATCGATCATATAACTGTACAGATCGGGATAACGCTT